GGGCTTTGATTTGGATTTGCCGCCTGTGGACATTGCACCGGTTCCTGAGGTCGTTCTGACCTTGGACAACGTCTCACGCGAGATCGTCAAACACCTTGATGCTGCCTCCGAGTCTGAATCTTCTATAGAAGTCACTTATCGACCGTACTTGTCGAACGACATGGAGGGACCGCAGATGGACCCTCCTATCACGCTGGTTCTGACCGAGGTAGAGGCTGATGTGATGCGTGTGACTGCAAGAGCGCGAATGGTGGATATCGGCAATAAGGCGTTTCCGGGGCGGCTGTACACAGCGACGGAGTTCCCAGGATTGGCTCGGTGATGGAGATGACATGAAACCAACGGATGGTTACTGGGCGCACCGATACATAGGTCGCCCATGGATAGCAGGAGCACGAGGCCCCGAGTCATTTGACTGCTGGGGCCTTTTTTTATGGGTCCAAGGAAAGCACTTCGGACGTGAGCTTCCACTTATCCCCGTTGATGCGCTGAGTCTGCGTGTGGTGCTCAAGACATTCAACGATCACCCTGAGCGAAAACGCTGGCAGCGCGTGTCCGCCCCCAAGCATGGGGATGCTGTGCTGATGCGTCAGTCCAGATATCCGGTGCATGTCGGTATTTGGCTGGACATTGATGGTGGTGGCGTGTTGCATTGCGCGCAAAGCGTGGGTGTGGTGTTTCAGGACTTGTGGGCGCTAGACCGTCATGGCTGGCGTTTCGAAGGGTTTTATGCATTTCGAGGTGAGCCATGCCAAGCAGCAATGAAGGTGTCGTAGTTTGGCTTCGAAACCCGTTCGATCCCCATGAGCGTGATATCCATCACGTTCAGGGAAATCCAACCATCAGTCTATGGATGAACCAAGAGCAGATCGTTTTTGAGCAACCAACGCTGGTGCTCAAGAACGGCAAGCCAGTGCTGATGGCCGAGCGTGGTGTGACCCCCATAGATGCTGGAGATGTCATCGCACTGGTGTCATTGCCGCAGGGGGGCGGAGGAGGGGGCAAGAACCCTCTGCAGACGGTTTTGATGATTGCCGTGTTGGTTGTGGCCAATGCCTATGGCGCTGAGCTGGCCGCATCGTTTGGGTATTCAGGGGCTGTAGCTACTTCGGTGGCATCAACTGCAATTGCAGTGACGGGTTCCATCATTGTTAGCGCCCTGGTGCCCCTACCTAATCAAAGCTTGCCCAATGCGACTGCGAGTTCGTCTTCCCCGAGTCCTACCTATTCGTTGCAGGCCCGAGGTAACTACGGACGGCTGTCGCAGCCAATTCCTGTTGTGTACGGTCAGCATCTGATTTATCCAGATTTGGCTGCAATGCCTTACACGGAGTACGTCAACAACGAGGAGTACCTGCATCAGCTCCATGTGATTGGCATTGGGCATTTTCAGTTTGAAGAGCTCTCGATTGATGACAGTCCCATTTCTTCGTTTGAAGAGGTGCAGGCCCAAGTCATTGAGCCAGGTGGTCAAAACACCTTGTTCAGCAACGATGTGGTGACAGCGGTTGAGGTGACTGGGCAGGAGTTGATTGCCGTCGTTGATACGGGCGGCAGCATCATTGGCCCGTTCGCACTCAACTCTGCGGGGACGCAGGTCAATCAGATTGGCATTGACGTTGTGATGATGCGTGGCTTGTACTACGCGACTGACGGCGGGACGCTGGATAGTCGAACCGTTCAATGGCGGGTTGAGGTGCGAACTATCAATGACGATGGGGATGCCACCTCAGGATGGCTCCATCTTGCAGATGAGTCCTATTCGGCAGCTACCAATACGGCGCAGCGCAGAACGTACAAATATGGTGTGGGTGCAGGGCGTTACGAAGTACGCGTTCAAAGGCTAGACACAAAAGACACCAGCACCCGAGCTGGGCATGAGCTTCGCTGGGGACAGGCCAAGGGCTATCTGGTCAATCCAACATTGCCAACAGATTTGACCTTGCTGGCATTGCGTATGCGCGCAACGGACAACTTGTCTCAGCGCTCATCTCGTTTGGTGAACTGCTTGGTGACGCGCAAGTTGCCAGTTTGGTCAAAGACCACAGGCTGGAGTGAGCCTCAAGCTACTCGCTCGATTGCTTGGGCATTTGCTGATGCAGCGCGCGCGAGTTATGGGGCGGGGTTGCCTGACGCAAAGATTGATCTCAATGCATTGTCTCGACTGGATGGTGTATGGTCTGCGCGTGGGGATACGTTCAATGGCGTGTTTGATCAGAACCTAACCGTCTGGGATGCCATGGGGCAGATCGCTAGAGCGGGGCGCGCGGTGCCATTCCTGCAAGGTGGCATCGTGCGCATTGTTCGAGATGAGCCCAGGACCATTCCTGTGGCCTTGTTCTCCAATCGAAACATCGTACGGAGCAGCTTGAAGATTCAGTATGTGATGCCCGGAGACGCAACAGCGGATGCGGTCACCGTTGAATACTTCAACCCCAAGAGCTGGAAGCCTGATGAGGTCACGGTAGCTCTTGCGGGTTCGGCTCTCTCTAAGCCTGCACGCTTGAAGCTCTTTGGTTGCACTGACAAGTCTCAAGCAATGCGCGAGGGTAAGTACATCGCAGCAGCCAATCGGTACCGTAGACGAATCATTACTTTTAGGACTGAGCTCGAAGGGCTCATTCCGACCTACGGGGACTTGGTGGCCATCAGCCATGACATGCCCAGCTGGGGCGTGAGTGGAGAAGCCTTGTCTTGGGACGGCACATCAAAGGTGTTGTTCTGTTCTGAACGCTTGCCTTGGCAGACGGGAGCGAATCACTACATCGCGCTCAGGCGCTTGGACGGTTCCGTCACTGATCCGATTGGTGTGACGCGCGGTGCGACTGACAGGCATGCCGTCTTGCAACAAGCGCCGAGCATTGATATCCAAACCGGTGGAGGTGAGGAGCGAACGCACTTTGCTTTTGGCATTGGGCAGACCTGGGCCCAGATGGCACGCGTAATGAGTGTCAAACCTCGAGCTGATTTGGTGGAGGTGACCTGCGTGGCAGAAAGTGCTGCAGTTCACACCGCTGATCAAACCTAAACGAACGAGTTGTTCACAACCCGCCATGAATCGATTGAGGCGGGTATTTATTTTGGGAGTTAAAAAATGCCAGAACCAACAAGTAGTGGAGTGGCGGGAGCTGCCGCTGCATACAAAGCCTTTGGTGGAACGGCTGCTGCCGCAGCCAGTGGTGCAACGCTTGCCGCAGTCGTGGTCATGCTCATGACGCCACCACGCGATAAGCGCGAGTGGACAGTGGGGCTGATCAGTACGGTAGTTTCAAGCATTGGAGGTGGGGCAACCACGATCGAGTATTTCCAGCTTCACCACTGGGCGTTCTCAACGGTGGGGTTGTGTGCCATGGGCGGTTTGATCTTTGCCTGCGGCTTGCCCGGTTGGGCATTGGTGCGGTGGATTTTTAACTTCATCGTGGAGCGCCGCGATGCCTCAATTGATGAGGTTGCCAAAGATGTGAGGGAGATGCTGTGAAACCACAAGACTTCATTGCCCTTATTGGGCCTGCCGCACGGGTATGTCATAAGGCTGCGGGTGTTCCTGCCAGCATCACAGTGAGCCAAGCGGCACTTGAGTCTGGTTGGGGGGAATCGGGGCTCACCAAGACGGCCAATAACTTGTTCGGGATTAAGGCAGACAGTTTGTGGCGCGGTGAAACCGTGACGCTTGACACCAAGGAGTTCATCCGAGGGCAGTGGCTCGTTGTGCCCGCTAAGTGGCGTAAGTACCCGACATGGCAGGCCAGTGTGGATGACCATGCCGCATTCTTAAAACGCAACCCTCGCTACAAAGACTGCTTTCTGTGTGTCTCGGCACAAACATTTGCGCGAGCTCTTCTCAAAGCTGGCTACGCCACAGACCCAGACTATGCCGACAAGCTCAATCGTTTGATTGGTACATACAACTTGTCCTCGCTGGACGTGGAGGGAGTATGAGCTGGATTCGTGCATTCCTCGAATTGAATAAATCCTTGTTTCTCAAGGGACTGTTGCTTCTCATGGCGTTTTTACTAGGCCTGCAGATGGGGCAATCCCGTCTGCAGCGTCAGTGGGATGCCGAAAAGCAAATCGTGCAAATCGCACAAGCAAAGCAAGAGCAACACGTGGCCGATGTGGCTCGAGTTCAAAACCAAATATCGAAGGAGATCTCTGATGACTACCGCAAGAAGTCTAGTTTGTTGG